CCAATTATACTGATGAAGATTTTGAGTTGTTGAGTCAATGTATTGCCGTGGCCCATGAGAACAGTGTTTTCGATGTTGAGGATGGAACGTTTGCGATACCTCATTTCCTTGAGCCAAATCATATGGTTCGCGAGTTTCCCTCCACTGGTCCGGGGCTTTTTTATGACATGCCGCCTGGTGTGAAGAAGGACGTATTGTTGGGGAAAGTGGTTGCATACATACTCAACATCGCCGAAGTCATTAGTCACCTTGAGTACGATGCTGCGATGACCGTTCTCAGGTCTACGATATCTGCTGTGATGCAAATCTCTGTTAAATTGGAGGTTCGTGCCCCAAAATGGAACGAAGTGTTGCAAAAGTGGGTGATCAAGAACGGGGAGCGTTTCTTCTTCATTGGCAATGCGATCAATTGTGCGATTGACCAAATGTTGTTGATGCCATTTTCCAAGATGGGCGGAATTGGTACGACCTACAACAATGTTCCGAACAAAGTCGGCATGACCTTTTGCGGGTTGTCTGCGATGAAATTTGTGTCCGAATCATATCAAATTCCTGAAATAACGTTGTCATCAATGAAAACTCGCGACGACGTTGAAAAATTGATTAAGGAAATAATTAGAATTTGGATAACGATTGAACTTGATGTTGAGAAATACGATATTTACACGTTGGGATTCATAATTAGTGCAGTCAAGCGCTCATTTGGGAAGTATTTCAATCTTTCGGTTCCTTCTGGAGATGATGCCGAAAGTCAATTGAGGAGAGCCAATGTACGCGTGTTTAAGTACTTCTTTATGCGTTCTGTGGAGACTGTCACTTTGAAAACGATCTCCGATCCGGCTGGAAATTTCTTTTATATGTTAGTGCAAGCGATGGTGTCCGGGACTTGGGACACGTCTTTTATCAATACGGTAATCAATGATGTGGCGCAGACATTTACTTTAAAGAAAATGTATCCGGATATTCCAATTGTTCGTAATGCTCCTGCCACCAGTCAAGTCATGCAGACTCCTGTCACGAAGATGTTGTATGGTGATGATGTGTTGATGAACTTGCGTCGTGAAATATATCCGAAATTCGACAAAGAATTATATCGTAAAATAATTAAGGAAAAATTCAATTACAATGTTCCGGAAAATGATATCAAAGAATGTAGCATGCCTTTTATCGACATATTTGCTGTCGGTACTCCAGAGAAGGAAGGAAATGCTCCTGACCCTACCGTCCCTACATTCTTGAAATATCAGGTTGGATGGCTCTATTGTGTGGACTGTAAGTTCATCCATTTCCATTTTTATCGACATTCGTCACACACGATTCCTAAGTTGCTTCATTCATCGACATCCAGTCTTGAGCCTGGTCATTTGCGTTCCAGGCTAATATGTTACGCATATACTGTTGGTGTGAACCGTGTTACGTATAATGCGCTCAAGTGTTTGTGGCTGCAGACCGAGAAAGACGAATTTGT